TGGTAAAACAATGGGTCTTTCTGCATTTGGTAAAGAAGATCCAGAACTACCATCGTTTGTGGAGGAGAATAAATTATATGGAAATCCTAGTTTATTTTATTACACAAGAAATTTTAATGGAAGGTATCATCCAAGTCTGATTCATAATAATGATTTTCAGAAAAGAGCAAATATTGCATATAAATTACAGAAGTCTGTTGAGGAGGCAATTGTTATTAGAGTCGGTAATATTTTAGAGAATTATCCGGATACAAAAAATATTGTTTTCTCTGGTGGAGTTGCTCTAAATATATGTGCAAATTCTGCGGTTAAAGAAAAATATCCAGATTTAAATTTCTTCGTTGATCCTATAGCATCAGATGCTTGTCAAGCATTTGGGATGGCACAGTATCACAATTCTGATAAGAAAGAATATAAACCGTTAGAATCAATATATCTTGGTCCAAAATATGATTTACAAATGAAAAAAATAGACATTGAAATTGCTGTTGCAAAAGGGAATAAAAAGATGTATAATAAAAACATTAATAGGGAATGAGTATGCTTGATATTAAATATGATGTTTCATATGAAGACATTGTTGAACGTATGCTCGATAAAAAAATTGGAGCTATTCATCAAGGAAGATCTGAAATAGGACCTAGAGCATTAGGTAATAGATCCATTATTTTTGATCCTAGAATTCCTAACGGAAAAGATATCGTCAATACTGTAAAGAAGAGAGAAAGTTTTAGACCGTTTGCTGGTTCTGTCTTAGAGGAACATGCTCATGAATGGTTTGATATGATTGGGTTGAAGAATTCTCCTTTTATGACATTTAATCTAAGAGTAAATCCTGATAAGAAAAAGTATATACCAGCAATTACACATGTTGATGATACATGCAGAATACAAACAGTTAGTAAACAAGATAATCTACATTATTATAATTTAATTATGGAGTTCTATAAACAAACTAATGTTCCAATGATATTAAATACATCTTTCAATCTTGCCGGAGATGCAATTGTTGAAACTGTAGAACATGCTATTAAGACATTGAATAAATCTGATATGGATTATGTTTATTTTGCTGATGTTCATATGGTAGTTGAAAAATGAATCTTGCAGTTTTATCTTTTAATGGTCATGACACTGGGGTTAGTTTTATTTGTGAAGGAAAACACTATGAAACTATTTTAGAAGAACGTTGTAGTGGTATAAAAGAAGATGAATACCCGTTTAGAATTTTTGAGCATATTCAAAAAGTAGATGACAAATATCCTCTCGATAAAATTATTTCTATAAATGGTACTGATACTCAGTTTCAGTATAGTGATACTATATTAGAAAAATATTTTCATGATATTGGATCAGATAAAGAGACTATAGAGATTGATTATGAATCTGAAGAACATCATTTATATCATGCTGCATCTGGATTTTATTCATCTGGACTTGATGAAGCAGTATGCTTAGTTATGGATGGTTGGGGAGCTGATGTTCGAATGCTTGATCTCCTAGAATTTGTTGGAATGGATAAGAATTTATCAAAAGAAGATCTTGATGAGGTAAAACAATTAGATAGTTATAAGTTTTTAGAAACAACATCAATTTATGATGCTTCTTATCCATGCAATTTTAAGGTATTGTATAAAAATTACTTGAGACCTCATCCACCACCAGAAATATATCTTGAAAAAAATGATTTTCCTTATAAATTCTTAAATGAATTGGAGAAATATCCAATAATAACTTGCAATTCATGCTATGATGTCGGAATGCTATATGGATTGATTAGTGCTCATTTATTTGGGAACACTGAGTTCTGTGGAAAGGTTATGGGACTTTCATCTTATGGAAAACCAAATAAAAGATTGCCAAAATTTATTATAGAAAATGGGTATGTTGATATGAATTTTGCATTTAGTGAAATGTGTGTCAACACCGTAAATTTTCCATCAATGATTCACAATGATGATTTTCAACATCGAGCTGATATTGCATATAAAGTACAAAAACATACAGAAGATATTTTTAGGATGAAAGTAAAACAAATCCTTAAGTTAAAACCTGATGTTAAAAATGTCATACTTTCTGGTGGAGTTGCTTTAAATATCTGCGCTAACTCAATAATTCAAGAAGAGTATCCTGATATTAATTTTTATGTTGACCCTATATCATCGGATGGTTGCCAATCATATGGAGCAGCAAAGTATTTTTATTACAAAGATACTAAATCTATGATTAAAGATCCACTCTATACAACTTACTACGGAAACCATCAACCAGATCCAAGGATTCTACAAAAACGGATTGAATTGGAGGTTGCTAAGCACATGTGCTAAGCACAATAAATAAACTACACTCTGAAACAAATTATGGCAACTTATCCTGTAAAACACAAGGAAACTGGTGAAACTAAAGATGTTGTTATGAGCATTCATGACTGGGATCAGTGGAAAAAAGACAACTCTGATTGGGAAAGATACTATACTCCGGAAAATTCACCTGGACTAGGTTTAGAACCAGTTGGTGAATGGAAGGATAAACTTGTCAAATCAAAACCAGGATGGAATGAAGTGCTTGAAAAAGCATCATCTGCACCAGGAGCAAAAAACTTAAAGATTTAAAATGGCTAGAAAGAAAAGAAACAACGATAACGTTGGTATTAATTCTGAGTATCATCGTTTAGCATTAAAAGGTAAGAAACCAATTAATACAGACCATCTTTTAGATGTAGAAGCACTTACTCCAAATCAACAGAGACTTTTTGATTCTTATCAAAAGGGGAAACATGTTATTGCATATGGAACAGCAGGAACAGGTAAGACATTTATTACTCTGTATAATGCAATCAAAGATGTTCTAAATCAATTTACACCTTATGAAAAGGTCTATGTTATTAGATCTCTAGTTGCAACAAGAGAGATTGGATTTCTTCCTGGAGATCATGATGATAAGTCAAACCTTTATCAAATTCCATATAAGAACATGGTTAAGTACATGTTCCAAATGCCTTCTGATGCTGAGTTTGAGATGCTCTATGGCAATCTAAAGACTCAAGGAACTGTAAGTTTCTGGAGTACATCTTTTATCAGAGGAACAACTTTTGATAACTCAATCTTATTGATTGATGAGTTTCAGAACTTGAATTTTCACGAACTTGATAGTATAATGACGAGAGTTGGTGACAACTGCAAGATTATGTTTTGTGGTGATGCAACTCAAAGTGATTTGACAAAAACTAATGAGAAGAATGGCATCGTTGACTTTATGAAAATAATGAATCAAATGCCTTCAGTAGATGTTATCGAATTTGATGCTGATGATATCGTAAGATCTGGTCTATGTCGAGAATATATTATTGCTAAAAATGAACTTGGAATTATGTAATGTTTAAACACCTTGATATTAATTTACCTAGCTTGACCCGTGAAACAATTGATGGAGTTAGGTTTTATAATGTTCCTGACGAAGAAGAACTTTTAAAACTCGTATCGATTACTTCAGTAACAAGTCACTTTAATCGTGAAACTTTTGCGAAGTGGAGGAAGAGAGTTGGTGAAGATGAAGCAAATAACATTACTAGAAAAGCAACTAGTCGTGGTACTGACTTTCATACTCTTACTGAAAATCATTTGCTCAATAAAGAGTTTGAGACTGGGGTAGTACAACCTCTTTCAGAGTTTTTATTCTTGATGGCAAAAGACGATCTTAAGAGGATAAATAATATTTACGCTCTTGAAAGGTCACTATATAGTAAGTACTTAGGTATTGCGGGAACCGTCGATTGTATTGCAGAGTTCGACGGTGAACTTTCTATCATAGATTTCAAAACTTCTAAAAAACCCAAACCAAGAGATTGGATTGAGAATTATTTTGTACAGTGTTGTGCATATGCGTGTATGCTTCACGAATTGACTGGTTTATCTGTCAAGAAATTTGTAATTATCATGTCTTGTGAGAATGGTGAAGTTGAAATATATGAGGAATATAACAAAGAAAAATATATCAAGCTATTAGTAAAATATATCAAAAAGTTTGTAGAGGACAAACTATCTTGATTTTTTTCGTGTTTCCTGATATAATATGAATATGAACAAACTTTAGTATATGTTAACAATTTATTCGGATGTTATGCCCAAAAAAGAAAACAAAGAATTAGAGAAAGAGTTAGAGAATAAATTTTTTTCACAGGCAAAAGTTTCACAAAACATTGAAGAAATTTACAGTGACAATCTAGACATGAGTTATATTGATTCCGTGATGCATTTTTGTGAACAAAACAAAATCGATGTTGAATCTATCCCCAAACTAATCTCAAAACCGTTAAAAGAAAAAATTAAATACGAAGCAATGGAACTTAACTTCCTTAAGAGAAGTAGTAGAGCCAAACTGGTGATTTAAAAATCACCTTTTAATTCCATTTTGGGGGCAAAAAAAATCCCCAAAATTTTTTACGCGTAGGGGTTTTTATAATGAGTCCATTTGATTGCTACAAGACTTATATTGCGGTAAAAAACCACTTTACTAAAGATAAATTTGATTATCATAAGTATTGCGGTAAAACTCGTATGTCAGTTCAGTCTTTTTATAAGAGAAAAGACCGATACTGGTTTGAAAAAATATCAAGGCAAAAAAATGATTCTGAAATTAGAGACTTTTTTGTTTCTAACTTTGTTGCCTGTGATGATCCACAAACTTTATGGATAGGAGAATTGATCAAAAATGGAAACACCAATTATCAATCTTGGCAAAAAAGAGTCCAATCTCTCTCATACATCTTCAAAGAAGAAATTGAAGGGTCTTTCAGCAGAGACAATTTCGACAGTATGTTCAAGATTGAAAAAAATAGACATCCACAAATTGTAAAACTGTATTTAAGTAAAAAGATTAGTATGGAGACTTTTCTTATTTTAGACAAAATATTAGGATTTTCTCCACAATTCAATAAAAAACTATCAGATCCAGTTTGGGAGTTGATTAGTTTAAAAATGAGAAAGTATCACCCTTTTTTAAATATTGACATATTTAAATTTAAGAAAATTCTAAGAGAGGTTGTATTATGAGTGACTTTTTTGAATCAGAGGTAGTTAGAGAAGAATTGCAAGAAATTTCAAAACTACAAGAGAAGGTTTATTCCCAAGTTTTTGAATTTCCAAAACTAGATCGAGAAGGAAAGATTGATCATATTAAGGATCTAGAAACTTTAATGGAAAAACAAAAAATCTTATATACCAGACTTTCATTATCTGATGATCCAGATGCTAAAAAGATGAAAATTCGTGTTGAAGACTCTGCATCCATGATGGGTCTCCCTGAAAATGTTGATATGAACGCACTTTTTGCCAATATGACCAAATTGATTATGAATTTCAGAAACCAACTTCAGGACGAAGACCTTGACACTAAATAGAATGCCTGCTATAATAGCAGAGCACACAAGCCACAATCCAATTTAATCCGAGGTAATCCAATGTCCTTTTCAAATCTCAAAAAGCAATCTTCTCTAGGCAATCTCACTGCCAAACTGGTTAAAGAAGTAGAGAAACTTAATACTAATAGTAATAGTGATGAACGTCTCTGGAAACCAGAACTAGACAAGTCTGGTAACGGTTATGCTGTTATTCGTTTCCTACCTGCTCCTGATGGTGAAGAACTTCCTTGGGCAAAAATGTATTCACATGCATTCCAAGGTCCTGGTGGATGGTATATTGAGAATTCTTTGACCACAACTGGTGGTAAAGACCCTGTTTCAGAGTACAATCGTGAACTCTGGAATACAGGAACAGAGGCAAACAAAGAGATTGTTCGTAAGCAGAAACGCAAACTTTCTTACTATAGCAACATCTATGTTGTTAAGGATTCTGCAAATCCTGCAAACGAAGGCAAAGTCTTCCTATACAAATTTGGTAAGAAGATCTTTGATAAGATCATGGAAGCAATGCAACCTGAGTTTGAGGATGAGACTCCAATCAATCCCTTTGACTTTTGGCAAGGTGCAAACTTTAAACTGAAGATCAAGAAAGTTGCAGGTTACTGGAACTATGATTCTTCTGAGTTTGATCGTCCTGATGCTCTACTAGACGATGACGATGCTATGGAAGCAATCTGGAAGAAGCAATATTCTCTTGCTGCTCTTGTTTCTGCAGATCAATTCAAATCCTATGAGGATTTGAAGAAGCGTCTTGATTATGTTCTTGGTAATAAAGGAACTCCCCGTTTCCAAGATCAAGAAACAGTAGAGGAGGAAGAACAGTTCCGTCGTGAAAACCGTGGAGAGACAACATCTTTCAAACCAAGTTTCAAGTCTGAACCAGAACCTTCTCTAGAAAATACTTCATCTTCTTCCGAAGATGAGGATGATGCACTGTCATATTTCCAAAAACTTGCTGAAGAGTGAATTATAATCAAATCTGCCTTACTTTATTAGTATTGGCAGCGTATTACAATATATTGTTTAGTTAAACATAGTTTCTGTATCTTTCAAGGTTTTACTGATAAACTCAGTAGAACCTTTTTTATATGGAAGAAGATCTTTCATATCTTCAAATATTAGATTAAGATATAATGGTTTTAGTATAAAGATAAGTCTTCTCTCGTCTTGAATTCTTTCTTCATACATTAAATTTGTTACTGGATATGATGGGGTTGCAATTCTTACATGTCTATCAATATCAATATCGTAAAACTCTACTGCAAAGTTTTCCGGAACTCTTAATCCAAAAGGAAAAACTGTTTCATTTTTAGAATTAAATACTCTTTTACTTTCGTAATGATGAACTTTTGCTGAATTTTCGTATGATCCGTATTTTTCTATAATATACTCATTAAATAATCTTTCGGATAATGGCCACTCGTCTTGAACATTCAATATATTATTTGTTAGTAAAACTACCCAATCTAAATTAGAGTCACCATATACTTTTTGTGCAACATTATCGGGTCTTTCATTACCGACAACTGTATATTTGGTGAAAAAACTGATATTCTGAAAAATATCATCCCTAATTTTTGCTCTACGAAAGAGATTTTTAATTTCTATTTTACTTCCTATGCTACTTTTTTCTAGTAGATTAACATAGTTAAAATTTGGAATTCTGTTAAAATAATCTGACATTTTTAGAAACCTATTTCGTCTGGACCTAGACCATCATAATCATCATAATATACGGGTTCAACTTCATTAAAACTTAGTG